GCTCAGGTCCTTGCCGAACCACTCCTGCTTGGACAACTTGGCCTGAGCCAAGATCTGCTCATCAATGACGGAGAAAAGATTGGAATCAGTCTTGAAATTGACCGACTTGGAGGCAAGGGAGTCCTGAAGAATCAGACCGTTCACCTGGTGACGGGCACCACTGATCTTCATAAAGTAACGGCCGTCTGGAAGCTTCTGGGGTGTTGCGTACTCCATTATACCATAAACTAATTTCCTCTTTAACAGTAGATGACTACGTGTAATTCTGACCTGATCACGAAGGGGTGCCAATGCTTGGCCAATCCCATAGATCCTGGGTCCCAGGTGTGCGCTTATATAAACCGTCAGAACGGCCTGGTGTCTCCATGTGATCCGGGGTGTTGTGTACCAAAGTGTACCATCAACACTGACCTCCCTTCGGTTCTTCAATTTCAAAATGAATTTCGTGCTTCAACTGGAACATCACTTCCACCTGGATTTGGTGTCAACCTAGCGACGAGTAACGAACCCACCCGAAAAAAGGAAGAGGCTGAATATGTGGAGCCTGATACAAGGTACCAGGCGGTATGGGAAAGAATGTTAATTCCCCTACTGATGTTGGTGATTGTATTTTTGGCCATATCATCCATGGCTTAAAGGTGACCCCCGTATGTAGAGTAGAAATGGCCACCACTACCCCAGTCACCCTCGAGCTACTCGCCAAGGAGCTGAAGGCTCTGCGCAAGGATGTACGCAAGATTCGTCAGCACTTCGAGGACCCCACTGGCGAGAAGCAGGCCGCTCGTTCCCAGAACAACGGCTTCAATAAGCCCCTGAACGTGACTGACAAGCTGCGCACCTTCCTGAGCCTTGCGGCCGATGAGAAGATCTCGCGCTCTCAGGTTACGGCCCGTATCAACACCTACGTAACCGAGAAGGGCCTTAAGGCTGGTCAGAACATCACTCTGGACGCGACCCTGCAGGAGCTGCTGCAGCCACCAGCGGACACTCAGGTGACCTTCCTGAACATCCAGAAGTTCATCAACCCTCACTACATTAAGGAGGAGACGGAGAAGAAGCCCCGCGAGAAGAAGCCCAAGGCGGAGCCTGTAGAGGGTTCCTCGGACGCATCCCCAAAGGAGAAGAAGGTTCGCCCAAAGGTTGCGAAGGCACCAGTTTCTTAGGTTGTCTGATGGCTTAAAAGTATGAGTGTAATGTAATACAAAACAAAATGGAGTTGGCGTCCCCACCAGAGCTTTCACGTGAACACCTGAATGCTCTAGTTGGAACTAAAATCAAAGATATCACAATTTACCGTCGAGCTTTCACGCACAAGTCAGCCCTGAAACGTTATTCAGGTCTGACTGGTTCGTACGAAACTCTTGAATTTATGGGCGACTCTGTACTCGGATTTGTAATTACCAAACATCTATTTGACCAATATGAAAAACATCAGGAGGGGTTCTTGACCAAGGCGCGGACGAAGATGGTCCGGGGCAAGACGTTGTGTGAAATTTCAAAGATTCTAGGCCTTGAAAAGTTGATCCTTATGGACGAGAAGGGGGAGCGCAACGGGTGGAACACCAATGAGCACATAATGGAAGACGTCTTCGAGGCTCTCGTGGGAGCAATCTATCTGGACCTCGGAATGGTTCACGCCAAGAAATTTGTTCTCGATTCGTTCACAAAGGTGGAGACGTCTCTGGTCGACGACAATTACAAGGACCAGCTCATGCGTTGGTGTCAGGCCCTCAAGTACCCTTTGCCTGAGTATCGCGTCGATGGCCAAGCGAATGGGCAATTTTTCATTACGGTCCTGGTGGATAGCATGGAATGCGGGGCGGGTTTTGCACTTACAAAGAAACAAGCGGAACAAAACGCCGCAGAAATTGTACTTAAGACGGATACGAGATTTAAGAGTAAGAATGGAGGACCCCCCAAACGGGAAGGACGTAGTGGCGATAGCCAAGCGGCTCCTTGCGGCTGAATATGCCGAACAAAGATCTGATGAATGGTTAGCGCTCCGTGAGCAAATGATCACGGCAAGTGACGTGGCAAGTGCAATCGGTGAGAGTCGTTATGAATCTCCAGATGCGTTTGTGAAAAAGAAGGTTCTGAGTCTCAAGTGGGCTGGAAATGCCGCAACGGCGCACGGCACCGCACTCGAGCCCCTGGTCCGTGATCTTTATGACCAGAAAACCGGGCGCAAGTCTCACGAGATTGGCCTCGTTCAGCACCGTGATTATCCATGGCTCGGGGCGTCACCTGACGGCGTCACGGAGGATGGGCTCCTCATTGAGATAAAGTGCCCATTGACGCGCAAAATTGAGGCAAAGGTGCCCAAGCACTACTTACCCCAAGTGCAGCTTCAGCTCGAGATTACGGACCTTGAAGAGTGTGATTTTGTGCAGTACCGCCCGGCCAGTGCCGAAGGCGCCCCCGAGGAGTTCGTGGTCGTCCGTGTCAAGCGTGACCGCGCATGGTTCACAAAGAACCTCCCGGCTATGAAAGCGGCATGGGATCGTATAGTCAAAGGAAGGGCACAGGGCCTATGCGAAATAGTCGACGACGGCGCAAAAACCGTGTTCTGTCCGGCCGAGTGCCTGATTGTGGATGATGGGCACAACTAAAATGTCCCAACTCGGCCCGGAGGTGACGTTTCAGGAGGTTGACGAATGGATCTCGAAACTTGATAAAAAACAAGGTTATCTCAAAAATGTCATAGCGTTCTTGATGACGGTGATTGGCCGCCCCATCAAGAGCCCTTTACTCATACGGATCCCTGGGAGAGGGGCCAATATGGTTCATAAATCCAGGAGATGGTACGAAATTCGCGACTCCGAGGGATACAAGGGCCTTGTGAATTACGAGGACGAGCTCGGCAAGGCTATTGGATTGACCCATGAGCAGTGGTGCTTGACGACTGCAGAGAAGGCGGCGAGTACCGATAGGGGTGTGAACAAGAAGATCGCCGACAGGGTCTTCCGCCGGGACAACTCCACGTGTCGGAGGTGCGGAGCTGTGGCGGGGCAACCCCATCATCAATTTCCAGACAAAATTGTGAAGCTTCACGTCGGTCACCTGGTGCCATTCACCCTAGAGCGCAAGGCCAAGTACACAGAGGACGACTTCGAGACCCTGTGTTCTCAGTGTAACGAGGGTGAAAAGGCGCACGTGATGACCACAGAGATGAAGATCGAAATGCTCACGCGCCAACTGGAGCGGCTTCGAGCATCTTTGCGAGATGAACAGAAAAGCGGCACGGCACAGCATTGCCAATCTGCCGGTACATCGACGACACCGACCCCTTGAAGACGAAAGAGTCCGGGAATGTCTGAATCCGCGCACACTCGCGAACCGTCAAGCGCCGCTCCATACTTGGGTGGTTGTGAATGACCGGCCCACCGCTCCCGCCACCGCGGCCAGTGATGGTCGGTGCCGCATCGTTCCAGTCGAGCTGACGGTTGCCGAGATAGCCCGTCAGACGGCACTTGTGAGCCGTTCCTATGTGCTGAATTGATGCGTCATATGAAATAGATAAATCACCGATTGCACTTCGTAGAGTCAATAGCGTCCCCGTGGGCTCCGGCCAATTAGGCTCGTAGTCAATGTCGTTTCGGACCCCCATGAAAATTACTCGTTCCCGCTTCTGTGGCACGTCATAGTCCTTGGTCTTGAAAAGGCGCCACGTCACCTTGTACCCACACTGCGTTAGGTCCTCTATAATCATCTTCATAATGCGCCCCGTCTTGTTCTTCTTGTCGAGTGGCGTGTCGTAACCCCCCATGTTCATGAGCCCTTTCACATTTTCAAACAAAAAATAGGATGGCCGTTTCAGACGGAGAATGCGGACCAGCTCTTCGTAGAGTTGATTGCGCGAGTCCTCTGGAGTTCGGTAGGGGTTGGCCATGGAAAACCCTTGACACGGGAAGCCACCGATCATGAGATCACAGTCGGGTACTTCGGTAATCTGTTTGATGTCTCCACAGTGTGGTTTAATTTTAAAATTCAATTCGTAAGTGTCACAAGCGTCCTTGTCAAAGTCGTTGACGTAAACGTGCGTGAAATTTGGGTTCTCATGGAAACCATAATCGAGCCCCCCGCATCCTGCAAAAAAAGACGCGACTCTCATCCTAAGGTAAAAGACGCATAAATCTCTAAGTACTTAAGAAGGGTCCACGTGAAATGGGTATGGACTGCCGTCACAAGAACCGTTTTCTGAAGTGCCGGGAGTGCGAGGGAAACTTCTGTGCAAAGTGCATTCAGCTCGAGGTGCATAGTTGCCCCAAGCTGGATGAACGGTCAAAAACTGAAAAGGAAAATTTGTCTAAAAAATTAGTCAAGGTGGTTGCACAAAAGATTTCTACTTTTTGATACGAGAAATCAGGTACAGTGCGATGACGGCGAACACGAGCCAAATGAGAAGGTCCTGACCCTTTGCGGCTCCCGCCGTCCAGGTGTCGTCACTGGCACGACGGCCGCCCATCCAGCTCCATGGCTGTCCTGGACGCATCCACGTCACTGTTCCGTCTGGGAATTCGTTCTTGCGCACTGGGAAACCACGGAAAGGTGCCGGGCTTGATTCGGCGGTCTTTAAGTACATAGGGCCTGACAGATTCATATTGGCGTCATTGGTGCCCATAAGAGAGTCAGTGTAGATGGTAGGCTCTTCGCTAATCTCAGTAGTATACGAGCCGTCATTTGGGATCGTGCTCGGGAACCCGTCGGAATAAACACCGAAGGTTCCGGACCACGTATATGGGTTGAAGCGATTGATGCTCAGGTCATCACATGCCATAGCGG